AGGTAAGTATGAATTAAAACGTAAACTTTACAGAGCAGTTGCTAATGTCAACATACTGGAAGGTATTCGTTTTTATGTTTCTTTTGCTTGTAGTTTCGCCTTCGGTGAACTCAAACTTATGGAAGGATCCGCTAAAATCATTTCCCTTATTGCAAGAGATGAGAACCAACACTTGGCAATCACCCAGAACATTCTGAACAAGTGGAAGAAGGGTGATGATCCTGAAATGGCACAGATTATGAAGGAGGAAGAAGAGTGGACTTACAAACAGTTTGATAAGGCTGTCAATGAAGAGAAGCGTTGGGCAGATTATTTGTTCCAAGATGGTTCAATGATTGGTCTTAACGATAAACTTCTTCAACAATATGTTGAGTGGATTGCTAATCGCCGTCTTAAAGGTATCGGTCTTCGTCCTGTATATGACATTGCTGCATCAGCAAACCCATTGCCTTGGACACAGCACTGGATCTCTTCTAAGGGTCTTCAGGTGGCACCACAGGAGACGGAAGTTGAGTCTTATGTTGTTGGTGGAATCAAGCAAGATGTGAAAAAAGATACATTCAGTGGTTTCCAACTTTGATTAAAAAACTTTCGAAAGAGGACCAAGATCTACTGCTTCTTGGTCCTCAACCTTATCTTCCTGATCAAGTAATTAGGTATCAAGAAATTGTTGAAATGCTCAAAAAAGATGACAACGATGATAAAAACTGCTTAAATAGAAAAGAATAGTTCTCTTATTATGCCTAAAAATCAATTGAAGAAAGATGAGTTGAAGAATCGTGTACTTCAATTGAAGAATGATGTATACGAAGAACCCAAGACAGTATGGCAAGGGGATCGAGATATGGCACATAAATATCTCGACAAGGTATTAAACATTATTGATGAGTATCGATACTGATTATGAAAACCCATGGGTCTATTTGGGTACTCCCTTTGATGGTAGCCTTATTCGGGACAACTACGGTTTTGTTTATAACATTACCAATCTCACAAACGAACGACAATACATTGGGCGAAAGTATTTTTGGCAGCATAGAACGCCTAAAGGAAAGAAACGAAAAGTAAAATCAGAATCTGATTGGAGAAAGTATTATGGGTCTTGTCCAGAACTTAAAGCGGACATTGACAAATTGGGTAGACAGAACTTTAGTAGAACTATCCTGTCTTTACATAAAACAGGTGGCAAAACAAACTTCGAAGAAACAAAACAACTCTTTATCCACGGAGTCCTTACCGAATCACTTGACACAGGAGGACCTGCCTACTACAATAGTAACATCCTCAGCAGGTACTTCCGAAAAGATTATTATGGTGGAGACTGAAGAAATTGTATCCGAAGTTCGTGAATGGGCAATTAGTAAAGTCCAAGAGTACAGTGAAAAGGGTGTAGAAAGAATCTACGATCAAATGGCCATCATGGCAGAATTTGATGAGTGGTTTGACCCTAAAGAAGATTTGGAAGTTGTATCACTTGACGAAATCACAGAAAAGCAGTATGATGATTTTGTCGAAAACAACGACGGCGTTGAAAGGGGTTAATCCCCTACCTATGACTCAATAGCTCAGCTGGACAGAGCAACGCTCTTCTAAAGCGTCGGTCGTAGGTTCGAATCCTACTTGAGTCGTTGGGCATCAAGAGAGACCACCACCTCCTCTCTTGTGTAAGGCCCACCTATATGCGGAATTAGTTTAGAGGCAAAACTAAAGGTTTCCAACCTTTCGTCACCAGTTCGATTCTGGTATTCCGCTTCCTCCTAACTATTATTATGTCACAATATGATTTTGGAGGACTTGAGAAACATCCTGCTAACATTCTAAGATTGATTAGTGAGTTAGAAGGATCATACCAACTTTGTAAGTATATGGGTTTTGAAGAGGATATGAAAATCCTTGACGAAATGAAAACACCATATTATAAACTCTACTTTAAAACGAAGAAGGAGTACGACGCAAAATGAAAATGTGGGAGACAAGATGCGTCGGGTGTGGTAAGATGATACCAGCGAATCAATGCCCTCAGGTTGGATGCTATGTCTCATCTGAGAAAAGATACAAAAATTCGTTATGTAAACCTTGTTGGTTAAAACACAATCCTCTATAGCTCAGTTGGTAGAGCGCGGAACTGTTAATTCTGTTGTCCCTGGTTCGAGTCCAGGTGGAGGAGTTGGGTAGGTGTCCGAGTGGTTAATGGAGGTGGACTGTAAATCCACTGGCTCTGCCTACGTTGGTTCAAATCCAACCCTGCCCATACGCTCAAATAGCTCAGCGGTAGAGCACCTCCTTTACACGGAGATTGTCGGGGGTTCGATCCCCTCTTTGAGCATGTCGAATTCAATGTATGCCTAATGATTACTATCAGATGTAAAGAGTGTAGAAAAGAACTAACAAGCACTAGCAAAGTTCAGTTCTGTGGTTGTCCCAATCAAATGAGTATTGTGGATGATAAAATTGGTGCCAAAGACTTAGATAAGGTTGTAATGGTAACTAATAATGTAGAGAGAAAGATTGACAGTCACTTCTCTACACAAGAACTTATCTATCAGGAAGAGAGACGTAGACGTAAAGTTCGTAGATTAGACTTTGATGTTCGTTAAGATACACACATAGTTGATAACAGTGTAACAATTTGATACATTAAATAGTAATGTAGACACTTTTTTGCTACCATGCATCCGGACGAATTCGCCAACTGGGCAATCATCAAAGAGACGTTTGAAGAAAACGGTACAACAGACAACTACTACTATAAGCGAGCTTGTGCTATAGTAGGAGGGCAACCAGATCCAATGAAGAATCTTCCAAATGTCTCACAGGATGGATGAGATCATACCTGACCACCTTGTAACTAAAAAAGAGTGTCAGGAAATGATTGATAAAGCAATTGACAAACACAATAAAACTGCTACAATTATAAGTGCCATCCTCGGTAGTATCCTCCTTGCGTTTTATTCGCACGGTGTGTTATCATTAGTAGGCCGTGTCTGATGGCTGCGGTGCTCCCCTTTGGCAGGTTCAGGAGTAGCGGCGATAGGAACTTGCCACATAATTTCATTATACATAATGCAACTATGGAAATTTACTCCGTGGAATACTGGCAAGATCACTGGGAAGAACTCATGGATAGAGTTGAGGGTGGTGAGACGATAGGAATAGAAAATAAAAGGGGTGAGAGGGCAGTAATGGTGCCTGCTGATGATGAACTTCTACGAATATACACAGAACAAAATAACGAAGGACCCTAAGGGACTGTCGCATATTGGTTAATGCTCTCTGCTTATAACGGGGTAAACTGGGTTCAATTCCCAGCAGTCCTATTTGCTTCCTTAGCAATCTGGTGAATGCAGCAAACTCATAATTTGCCTAAGGTGAGTTCGATCCTCACAGGAAGCACTTGACAGAAACCCTGTCAAACCCTTATAATACTAAGGTCAACAAACGGAACAATGACACTGACTATCAAGTTTAAGAAAGATATCCAAACCCTGAAGGGTGCGGTAAATGGAGAGTTCTTCCTGGATGTGAAGAATCCGAAACTTCTCAAAAAGGTCCGTCGTTATTATGAAAACACTGGTGTTGTCTTTTCAGGCGATGCTCTTGATGATTATGATATTTTGATGGAACAAATCTCTGTCGATCTTGAAGCAGTCGAAGCATGAAAGTTTTATTAGAACGTTTTCCTTATCGTTATGTTGAGTGTGGTACGTTGGAGATCAACGATATGCCAGACTATCGTATTCAGAAAGCAAATAGTTGGTCAAAGAGATACAGTGATATGTACCTTCTTGACAATCAAATGCAACTTCTGACTGCGATGGATGACTTTGAGTATACCAAATGGTTAGATCCAGACGGTGTACCTTGCTATATAAAAGACGATGTGTCTGCCCCTTATTAAATGGAACAGGATGCCATCAACTTAACTCTAATACATGAGTGGATGACGGTATACGATGCCAAGATTCTACTCCATAATTACTATATGAAAGTAAGATCTCATAAAAAGTATCATGGATGGAGTAATGTTCAGACTCATATGAATATGTTTTATGGACATCTTCAAAGAGATTCTGAAGTAAATTTGAGAGCAAGGATTGATCTCATTAAGTCACGGATGGACTCTAACAGTACTGGTCGGGATAACCCCCTCATCTAAATGAAAGATATAGTACAAAAACCTTGGGGTTGGTATGTAGATCTTGAACGAGACTACAATCTTGTTATTAAAAAACTTCACATTAATCCTCTCTCTAGATTCTCTCTTCAAAAACATTTTAAGAGAGATGAGTTTTGGTATATTGTATCTGGAACAGGAACTATCACTATTGATAATCTTATTCAAAAGGTTGGACCTGGTGATTCTTTTAGTATTGGTAGAGGGTCTGTTCACAGACTTGAATCTGATGCCAAAGGGTTAACTTTTGTTGAAGTTCAAAAAGGTGAATGTGCTGAAGATGATATCGTTCGATTAGAGGACGATTATAATCGAGTCACGGATTGACTATAACAGAACTGGTGGAGTCATAAGACCCTCTAAAAACTAAATAAAAAAAGTTATTAATTTATTAGTACTATGGCGACTAAAGGAACAGCAGCAAAATCTGCAACTGGTGCAGCAATGTCCAGGTATGATGTAGAAATCGAAGCAAGAGTAAAAGCACTTGAAGCAAAGATTACAGCACTGGAATCTAGCGATAAAGCACAACAAGAAGTTGATGCAAGGTTCGTTGAGTTAGAGGCAAAAGTCAATAAACTCTGGAACTAATTGGTTTCTTACTTTACCAAAGAGTAAGTGGTGCGGATGGGATACTCCCGCTCAGTTTCTTGCTTCTGGTTAAAGAGTAAGTGGCGTGCATGACAAGACCGTATAAAGACCCTTGACAACAAGGGTCTTTTTTTGTATGATACATAAGAAGAAACTTTTTTATTAATGTCGGAATATACTAAGACTGCACTTGTACTTGGTGCTGGTGGATTTATTGGTTCGCATATGGTTAAACGCCTTCGCTCAGAAGGATACTGGGTGCGTGGTGTTGATCTTAAGTATCCAGAGTTTTCTGAAACTGAAACAAATGAGTTTGTTCAAGGAGACTTGCGTGACGTAGAGTTTGTCCGTCGTGTTATCCAATATAAGGGTG